TTACGGGGTAATGCCAACCGCTGCCGCCACTTTGTCGCCACTTGGCAGCGTTGCCAGAGGATTGAAACGGAGCGCCGTTTCCAGATGATCCGGTGCCAGATGTGCGTAACGCATAGTCATTTTTATATCGTGGTGTCCGAGAATTTTTTGTAAGGCCAGAATGTTTCCACCCGACATCATGAAGTGCGCCGCAAACGTATGGCGCAGAACGTGTGTGAGTTGACCGCGAGGGAGCACGATAGACGTTTTTTCCATCACGGATAAAAATTGAAAATAGCAGTCTGTGAAGAAATTGAACCCATCAAGCGCCATGATCTCTTCGTAAAGCTCTTTACTGATAGGGATGCTTCTGTTTTTCTTCCCCTTCGTTCTTACAAAGGTAATTCGGTATTTGGTCACCTGTGAACGAGTAAGATTTACGGCTTCTCGCCAGCGTGCGCCTGTGCTTAAGCATATCTTAACTACCAGTGCCAGAATTGGGTCCTGACGTTTGCAATCAGCCAGTAATTCAACAATCTGCTCATGGGTAAGCCATGCCATCTCTTTTTCTGCGATGGTGAATTTTCGCATGTTCTCCAGTGGGTTCGGATACGACCATTCGCCCAGGCGGGATAGTTCGCTAAAAACACTACTTAGATAGCTTTGCTCCAGGTTAATGGTGACCGGGCTTGCTCCTTTCTTCCATTTCTCGCTGAAGTAGATCTCACCTGTCAGGCGTTTATCTCGATAGTGGGCAAACATTTTAGAGGTTAGATCAGTTGCAAGGGGATTGCCCAGAGCGTCAACCATCAGCAGCAATTTGTCATAGACATGCTGCCCAGCAGTCAGTGATTTACCATGTAGTTTGAACCATAGCTCAACCACGTCTTTCAGTGTTCGACGATCCACTGATTCACCTAGCCAGGGCTTTGCTTCGGTTTCTTCCATCGTGTGACGCTCAAAAGCCAGTGCTTCGCCTTTGGTGGCGAATTGTTTACGCACACGACGCCCACTACGTCCGGCGGGGTAACATTCGCAAAGCCATTTTCCTGTGGTGAGTTTTCGTACAGCCATAAAAAATGCCCTCCAATAGAGAGCATTTTTACTGTATGTATAACCAGTGTCAATGTATGAAATCCTGCGACCATACATCTCACTGAAGCCATAATGAAGTAGGCTATTCTTTTTGCTATGTGATCATGTAACTTTTGCGGTTAACCTGTGGCTCATTTTTATTTTAGGCGCAGATATAAAAGCAAAAGTTATCGTGAGTTTTTAGTACAGATTTTTTTGGATTTACTAATAGTTCCATCATTGCAAACGAATTTGCCATCAGAGGTACAGTGAGAAACACCTCCCTTTTTCCCTGAGCAGGGATAATTTCTAGCATAGGTAGCTAGTGGGTTTAATAACAAAGAACATGACAAAACCACAAAAAATACCTTACCAAGCATAATTTCCTCCCGGTACTATTTAACATACTTGACTGTTAAACTTATAATTTTACCAATTATTTCAATGTCTTCTATCTTACATTCAAAGGCTCTGTTTCCACCCTCGACGAAGATTCTTCCACCGGGTAAACGAGTAATGTCACGGATCGTTATTTCGCCATCAATACTTATTACCCATTTACCATCACGTATATCATCAAATTCCTTATCACAAATAAATTCAGAATTATTATCTGTGATTACAAAAAGATTCTTGAATGCCGACGGTAGAAATTCTCTATCGAAAATATAAAAACCGTCTTCACACAAGGCCCCATCAGATAATACATATTTAGCAACTTCCATAGTATTTGTATTACCTGAAGTTTGCTTTGAACCATGCCCGGTTGTGAGCCAATTAAGCGAGGTGCCTGTTTCAAGGGCGCACTGGATTACCCATTCTGCTGGGAATGAGTCACGCATGTAGCGTGTGGCGAGTGTACTTTTAGAGATTCCTAAATGATCGCACAACGCCTGTCGAGTCTTGAATCCATAAGCTTCTACCATGCGCTCTATGGCGCCTCGTCCGCCTTTCTCCAAATTCATGGTCACTCCAAGTGAACTTTTATCTTGACGATTTCACCGTGCGATCGTATGTTTATGGTGTTCACAAAATACAAACGATCCGTATTCGTCCTGATTAATCATCATTAAACGAGGAATGTTGCATCATGAGACCTAACATTTCAATCACTCTTACCACGCCTCATGTGACTATTGAACGCTATAGCGAGCTGACAGGGCTATCCATCGATACCATCAATGACATGTTGGCTGATGGACGCCTTATCCGTCACCGTCTGCGCAAAGATAAAAAACGCGAAAAAGTGATGATCAACATAGCAGCAATGACCGTTGATGCGCTTTCAGAATGCAATCTAAACCTTAATTAGTTCGATTCTGAAATACATCAGAGGCATTGACCATGTTTGATTACCAAGTTTCCAAACATCCACATTTTGATGAAGCCTGTCGTGCATTTGCACTGCGCCACAATCTGGTGCAACTGGCAGAACGTGCAGGCATGAATGTGCAGATTCTGCGGAACAAGCTGAACCCAGCTCAGCCTCATTTATTAACCGCACCAGAAATCTGGCTGCTTACCGATCTGACTGAAGATTCAACGCTGGTAGATGGTTTTCTGGCACAGATTCATTGTCTGCCATGTGTACCGATTAATGAGGTGGCAAAAGAGAAACTGCCACATTACGTCATGAGTGCAACCGCAGAGATCGGGCGTGTTGCTGCAGGTGCGGTGTCTGGCGATGTAAAAACCTGTGCCGGTCGTCGTGATGCTATCAGCAGCATTAACTCTGTAACACGACTGATGGCGCTGGCGGCTGTTTCATTGCAGGCCCGTTTACAGGCTAATCCTGCGATGGCGAGTGCAGTTGATACCGTGACTGGCCTCGGTGCTTCATTTGGTTTGCTGTGAGGTGCTTATGCTGACGAAAGAACCATCATTTGCATCGCTGCTGGTTAAACAAAGCCCGGCAATGCATTACGGTCACGGCTGGATCATGGGGGAGGATGGTAAACGCTGGCATCCGTGCCGTTCACAAGATGAATTGCTGGCAGAACTATCTACGAAAAAACGGGGGAACAAATGGCTATTGAAGGCACTGCGGCGACTGTTCCATTAAGCCCCGGTGAACGCCTGAATGGACTTAATCACATTGCGGAGTTAAGGGCGAAAATTTTTGGCCTGAATATTGAGTCAGAGCTTGAGCGGTTTATTAAAGATATGCGTGATTCACGGGATATTAATAGCGAACAAAATAAACGGGCACTGGCTGCCATATTCTTTATGGCAAAAATTCCAGCTGAACGTCATAGCATCAGCATTAATGAGCTGACCACTGACGAAAAGCGGGAGTTGATTAAAGCAATGAATCATTTTCGTGCAGTGGTGAGCTTATTTCCCAGACGGCTAACCATGCCGAATTAACCAACTAATGAAATTAATGGCGTAAACCCGCCGGGCATCCCTTTATCTAAATTCAGGAGAATTGATTATGCGTAATATTGAAACCCTCTCGACCAAAACCGGACCGGATGACGCAGGGCTTAATATTTTACTGACAGAGGCTCGTCTGGAAGAACGCCGGGCAAGGGCTGAAGCAATGGCAGCTCGCCTTGATAGCCTGGCGTGTCATATCACATCCCGCCAGCTAACCCACGTCGAAGCGGCAGAACTGCTTCGTGTGACTGCTGAAGCAATCCAGAACGAAGCGTAGGAGATCCACTAATGGCTGATGCAATGGATCTCGTACAGCAGCGCGTTGAAGAAGAACGCCAACGCCATATCCGTGCTGCCCGTGCCAAAACGCCGGGCGTGTCCCGCGTGCTTTGCATTGATTGTGAAGCGCCAATTCCGCCAGCACGCCGCCGTGCCATTCCGGGTGTGCAGCTTTGCATTACCTGCCAGGAAATCGCAGAGCTGAAAGGCAAACATTACAACGGAGGTGCTGTATGAGCACCATCCTGAAATGGGCGGGAAATAAAACTGCCATAATGTCCGAACTGAAAAAACATCTTCCTGCTGGCCCGCGACTGGTTGAACCTTTCGCGGGTTCCTGTGCTGTGATGATGGAGACGGATTATCCCAGCTATCTGGTTGCGGATATTAATCCTGATTTAATCAACCTCTATAAAAAGGTTGCCGCTGATTGTGAATCGTTTATATCTCGCGCCAGAGTTTTATTTGAGATCGCAAACAGGGAGGTGGCTTATTACAACATAAGGCAGGAGTTTAATTACTCAACTGAAATTACTGATTTCATGAAAGCGGTATATTTCCTGTATCTCAATCGTCACGGTTACCGTGGTTTATGTCGCTATAACAAGAGCGGGCATTTCAACATTCCCTACGGTAATTATAAAAATCCGTATTTCCCTGAAAAAGAAATTCGCGCATTTGCAGAAAAGGCCCAGCGAGCAACGTTTATCTGCGCCAGCTTTGATGAAACGCTGGCGATGTTGAAGGCGGGGGATGTGGTGTATTGCGATCCGCCGTATGACGGTACGTTTTCCGGCTATCACACTGACGGCTTCACTGAAGATGACCAGTATCACCTAGCATCTGTTCTTGAACATCGGTCATCAGAAGGACATCCGGTCATTGTTTCTAACAGTGACACATCCCTGATCCGTTCGCTGTATCGCAATTTTACTCACCACTACATCAAGGCAAAACGGAGCATCGGTGTGGCAGCTGGCGAGGGTAAATCAGCAACAGAAATCATTGCTGTTTCCGGGCCGCGCTGCTGGGTGGGATTTGATTATTCGCGTGGCGTGGATAGTTCTGCCGTGTACGGAGTACGTGCATGAGTCATGCCGATATGAACAACTGCTGCGGCTTTAACGAAGCTGCCGCATCGTTCTCATGGAACAGCTCGAAAAAGGCCATTAACCCTTATCTGGACCCGGTGGAAGTTGCGCCGGTTTCTACGCTTTCAAACCTGATCACTCTGTACGCTGCCGATAACGAGCAGGAACAGCTGCGCCGTGAGGCGCTGAGTGATCAGGTCTGGGAGCGTTATTTCTTTAATGAATCCCGTGATCCTGTCCAGCGCGAAATGGAACAGGATAAGCTCATTAGTCGGGCAAAGCTGGCGCATGAGCAGCAGCGTTTTAATCCGGATATGGTCATTCTGGCGGACGTCAACGCCCAGCCTTCCCATATCAGCAAGCCGCTGATGCAACGTATTGAATACTTCAGCAGCCTGGGCAGGCCAAAGGCTTATTCCCGCTATTTACGTGAGACGATTAAGCCATGTCTGGAACGACTGGAGCATGTACGCGACAGTCAGCTATCTGCATCTTTTCGCTTTATGGCAAGCCATGAAGGGCTGGACGGCCTGCTGATCCTGCCTGAAATGAGTCAGGATCAGGTGAAACGCCTGTCCACCCTGGTAGCTGCGCATATGAGTATGTGCCTTGATGCCGCTTGTGGCGATTTGTATGCCACCGATGACGTTAAGCCAGAAGAAATCCGCAATACATGGGAAAGGGTGGCAGCGGAAACCCTGCGTCTGGATGTCATCCCGCCTGCGTTTGAGCAACTCCGTCGGAAAAGAAACCGCCGTAAACCCGTGCCCTATGAACTCATTCCGGGTTCGCTGGCGCGTATGTTGTGCGCCGACTGGTGGTATCGGAAATTATGGAAGATGCGTTGCGAATGGCGGGAAGAGCAGTTGCGTGCTGTCTGCCTTGTCAGCAAAAAAGCATCTCCCTATGTCAGCTATGAAGCCGTGTTGCATAAACGTGAGCAGCGCCGTAAGTCGCTGGAGTTTTTCCGTTCTCATGAACTGGTGAACGAAGACGGCGACACGCTAGACATGGAGGATGTGGTAAACGCCAGCAGCAGCAACCCTGCGCATCGCCGCAATGAGATGATGGCCTGTGTTAAAGGTCTGGAGCTTATCGCGGAAATGCGCGGTGACTGCGCCGTTTTCTACACCATCACCTGTCCGTCACGTTTCCATTCCACGCTAAATAACGGCAGGCCCAACCCGACCTGGACAAATGCGACGGTAAGACAAAGCAGCGATTATCTGGTCGGTATGTTTGCTGCATTTCGTAAGGCGATGCACAAAGCCGGGTTGCGCTGGTATGGCGTGCGGGTGGCTGAGCCGCATCACGACGGCACAGTTCACTGGCACCTGTTGTGTTTCATGCGCAAAAAAGACCGCCGCGCCATTACAGCATTGTTGCGTAAGTTTGCTATCCGTGAAGACCGCGAGGAGCTGGGCAATAACACGGGGCCGCGCTTTAAGTCTGAGCTGATTAACCCGCGCAAAGGAACGCCGACAAGCTACATAGCGAAATACATCAGTAAGAACATTGATGGGCGTGGTCTGGCTGGCGAGATCAGCAAGGAAACGGGTAAATCTCTGCGTGATAACGCTGAATACGTGAATGCCTGGGCGTCTTTGCATCGTGTTCAGCAATTCCGCTTCTTTGGCATTCCGGGGCGTCAGGCTTACCGTGAACTGCGATTGCTGGCTGGTCAGGCGGCAAGGCAAAAGGGGGACAAAAAAGCAGGTGCGCCGGTACTGGATAACCCGCGCCTTGATGCCATCCTGGCTGCTGCTGATGCTGGTTGTTTTGCCACCTACATCATGAAGCAGGGCGGCGTACTGGTTCCCCGTAAATATCACCTCATCAGAACCGCTTATGAAATCAACGAAGAGCCGACCGCCTATGGCGATCACGGCATTCGTATTTATGGCATCTGGTCACCCATTGCAGAGGGCAAGATCTGCACTCATGCAGTGAAGTGGAAAATGGTTCGTAAAGCCGTTGACGTTCAGGAGGCGGCAGCCGACCAGGGCGCTTGCGCCCCTTGGACTCGTGGCAATAACTGTCCCCTTGCTGAAAATTTGAACCAACAAGGGAAAGACAAATCAGCTGATGGGGATATCAGAACGGACATTACCCGCATGGATGACAAGGAGTTGCACGAATACCTGCACAGTATGAGCAAAAAAGAGCGCCGGGAACTGGCTGCAAGGTTACGCCTGGTGAAACCGAAACGGCGTAAAGACTACAAACAGCGAATTACAGACCATCAGCGACAGCAGCTCGTCTATGAACTGAAGTCCAGAGGATTTGATGGCAGCGAGAAAGAGGTCTATTTACTCCTTCGTGGCGGCAGTATTCCGTCAGGAGCAGGCCTGCGTATCTTCTATCGGAACCAGCGTTTGCAGGAAGATGATAAGTGGCGGAACCTGTATTAATTACGCGGGTTAACAATTCGTGCTCTTAATAATACCAGGCATTTCAGGCTGATGAACGTAAAAAAACGTTTTACATCAGTAAGATTATTATATACTGTAAATATAAACAGTGGTTATGTATACAGTATTGCTTTGGTGTCATAGGAGGAAAGATGCAGGACTATTTTTTGGAGTCTTTGAAGCTCCAGCGCATTGATTTTTTTCTTAAGCTTGTAGCGGCTAGTGAGTGTAGTGATGAAGAGAAGGGGCTGGCTCTGCAGTGGGTATCTGAATTGACTGATGAACTCATGGCAAAAATCAGAACCCACGAATACAACCGCTCAATGGATGTCATCAGTTGAGGTGACTTTTATGCGCATTGAAATAATGATCGATAAAGAGCAGAAGATTAGCCAGTCTACCCTGGACGCCCTTGAATCCGAGCTTTACCGCAATCTGCGCCCCCTGTATCCCAAAACGGTAATTCGCATTCGCAAAGGTAGCTCTAACGGTGTGGAACTAACCGGACTGCAACTGGACGAAGAAAGAAAACAAGTGATGAAAATTATGCAGAAGGTGTGGGAAGACGACAGCTGGCTGCATTAAGAAACGTTGCTGGCGTCTGAACTTGCTTCTGGCGTCAGCAAGGTTGAACAACGAGCCCTTGCGAGGCGTTAGCTCTGTAGTGCATGTCTATGCCGCATGAGATCGCATGATCGTTTGAGGATCGTTTTTGCTAAGGCCCGCCAGAACTGGCGGGCTTTTGCGTAGATCATGCAGGTGCATGAAAACCACTACATAAAGCGGGCAGGCGTGGCGGGGATACGAGCGCGCGCTGAAAAGGTTTAGCTAAATTTTTGTCGATAGGTGGTTTTAGTTGTTATACAAAAGTGTCACTGGTTTTGTTTTGAGCATTTGTGGTGCTAAAAATATTTTTTTTGGTTCAAAATTACCTTAAAAAGGTTTTTTTGGTGTATGATTGTTTGAAAAGTGGTTCGGTTTTGCCATAAGGGTGGTTAGATGATAAACGTTACAAACGAAATGCTCATTGATGTTGTCAGTGATGCTCTTACCGGGAAGAGGGAAAGTCTCCTCATGCGGTTGCGGATTATGGCAAAAAAACTAAAAAAAGAATCTCCTGAATTAGCGGGTAAATTAGAAGATTTACTTATTAATACAGGTGGCGCAATTGCAGTCGAAAGGGCTAATCCAGTTGTTCCTAAAATAACACCTGTTGATGCGGATACAAGACAAAAGCTGCTAGTTGAAACATATCCTGTGGTCATTGATGTTGAACCTGTTTGGCCAACAAAAACTGATGTTCAACTGAATCGATTTGTGGCTGAGTGGGAAATGAAAGAACGCCTTTATAAAGAAGGGTTGCATCCGTCCAAATCTCTTCTTATGGGAGGACCACCCGGTGTGGGGAAGACTTTGGCTGCAAAGTGGCTCGCTTTTAAACTCGATATGCCATTGTTAACATTAGATCTCGCAAGTGTAATGAGTAGCTACTTGGGGAAAACGGGTAATAATATTAAGGCAGTCCTCAATTATGCTTCGTCATTCCCTTGTGTACTGCTTCTTGACGAATTTGATGCGATTGCTAAAAAAAGGGATGATGCAACAGATGTTGGAGAACTAAAAAGATTAGTTACAGTATTATTGCAAGCAATTGATGAATGGCCAAATACGTCTGTTCTTATAGCAGCAACTAACCATGCGGAGCTGCTTGATCCTGCTGCATGGAGAAGATTCGATCGAGTTATTGATTTTGAATATCCAACACAAGACCTAATGAGAAGATATCTCTGTTCTAAAAATATTGGAGATAGCTTATCGTACTATATTGCTACAAAACTCGAAAAAGTTTCATATGCAGTTCTTGAGAGAGCTATAAATCAAGCTAAAAGAAATGCCATTATAGAAGATATTCCTTTAAGTTCAGCTTTAATTGATGAGTTGTTAGATGGCGTGTCACTTGATGATGTTATAAAAAACATGTCAAACAACAATGTATCACAAAGAAAAATCGCTTTAGATTTGGGGATTTCAAGGTCACAAGTACGTAAGGTTTTGACGGTTGAGGATGAAGACAATGAATGATAAAAATATGCTTCTTGGCTATGGTGAAACACTAACTAACCCTGTTAAACTTAACAGAGGTGGAGGTGAAAAGAATAAACCTTACTCTTATTCAGAAAATAAACCAGTGATATCTGCTCAACTGGAAGAGTTGATTGAGGAAATTAATACCCTTCCATTGTTAGCAATGCCTGAAGGTAAGGCTGTAGCAAAATTTGTTTTGCATCCGGCATTCTTAGCAAAAAGTTATTTTCCAGTAAGTCTTTTTGAGCGATTTTCCCTAGAAAGCATAGGCAGTAAGGCTGTAAAAGTAAAACCTAGAAAAGATATTAAAAAAAGAGGGCGAAAAGAGGAATACACTACAGCGTGTATTTATGTTTCTGGCAAAAAAGAAAGTTTTCAATCATTCTTAGACTCTGTAAATCAAGATACCCTAACGAAAGGGCAGCAAAATGATTTTGTCACCTTAGAAAATATTTCAATACTGGAAGTTTCAGATAAAGTAAAAACGATTAATAGCAATGAAGTTATGAGTATTGAGGTCGCCTTACATACTCCTGATACAATTTCCTCTATTGTCGATAGTTTTGAAGTTTTTGCTTCGCAAAATGGTGCTGTTATAGATAAGGCAAGAAGTATAAAGGTTAAGGGGCTAACCTTTATGCCTATTAAGGCTAGTAAAGATGTAGCTTTAAAAGTTGCAGAGTTTTCATTTCTCAGGACTTTGAGAGAACTTCCTGAATTAAGGCTAAGTGAGCCTGTTATATCACGTTCTGTGATTCAAACATCTAACCTTAGTTTACCATCTGAAGGAGCGGTAAACCCACACATAAAGGTTGCCATATTCGATGGTGGATTGGGGATCGATGATTTCAATCCTTGGGTAACAGAGTACACTTTCAACGGTAATGCTAGTACTAATGCAAAACTTCTTTCTCATGGACAGGATGTCACCTCTACTGTGTTATTTGGTGTTCTTGGCTCTGAAACGGAAAAATTAAGTGTTCCTTATTGTAATATTGACCATTATCGTGTACTGGATTCTAATGTTAATAACTCAGATGTCGATCTTTTTGACGTTCTGATCCGTATTAAAAGTGTATTAGAACAAAAAAAATATGATTATATCAATCTGAGCTTAGGACCTAGATTACCTGTTGATGACGATGACGTGCATGTGTGGACCTCAACTCTTGAGGAGATACTTGCATCAGGAGAAACACTTTGTACTGTCGCGGTTGGAAATGATGGTCAGCTGCCTGCCAAGTTAAATCGAATTCAACCACCTGCTGATTTAGTTAATGGTCTGTCAGTAGGTGCAGCAACCTCTTTATCTGATAGTTGGGAAAGATGTTCTTACAGTTGTATTGGTCCTGGACGAAGCCCTGGCTTTGTGAAGCCTGATGGAGTTGCATTTGGAGGACATTCTGATGAGCCATTCCAGGTATACAGCCCTATGGTTAATGGTCTTGCCCGCACTGCGGGGACTAGCTTTTCAGCTCCATTAGTCCTGAGGCAAGCAATCGCGTTAAGTGCTTCTCTAAATTACAACATTACACCACTTACGGCTAAAGCTCTGCTTATACATCATGCGGAGAGCAATAATATCAATCGTGCTGAAGTTGGTTGGGGACGATTTCCTCATGATCTTAGTGAAGTAATATTTTGTGATGATGATGAAGTTAAAGTTATATATCAAGGTACTTTAAAACCATCACAACACATGCGAGCACCTATTCCGTTTCCAGATGTACCTATGCGTGGATGTGTAAATTTAAGAGCGACATTCTGCTTTTCCAGTCCTGTAGATGCGGAACATCCTTTGAATTATACAAGAAGCGGTCTAGAAGTAACCATGAGAAAAGGTGTTTCAGATAGTTCCGGGTTAACGTTTCCTCTTTTTAATCTAAAAAATGTTTATGCAGATGAAAATGAGCAACGTGTTGATGCACATAAATGGGAGACTACGTTAAGAAGTGAACACAAATTTAAACCGAATGAGCTGACAAACCCATGCTTTGATATTATCTACTATGGTAGAGACTGTGGTATGCCTATTGATGTTGACGAGTTAGAAGAACTACCATATGTTCTTGTCGTGACTTTATCTGCTGAAGAAATGCCGGATTTATATAACCTAATTAGGCAGAAATATCAAACCTTACAGCCTATCCAAGTTCAACAGCAAATTATGTTACGTACTTAACAATGTGGAGGGGTTCCCCCTCCTTTATTAAGCTTTATCTATGTTGATTGTGGGTCATCGTTTATTAAGTTATATTTTTCAAAATGGATAATATTAATTCCTAACCATTCATTAAATTCCTGTAATCGTTTTTGTAAAGGCATTAATTCATTTCGAACAAACACTCGACTCGCCTTCTCTACATCTCCAAATCCTCCAACATTACTTGGCATAATCCCCATCATTTGCGGCGGCACACGGTGTGCCGCCATCATGTCGTCTCGGCTCACGTTCTTGATGTTCAGAAATTCATCCTTCGCTGCGACTTCTGACAGCGGGATGATCTGAAGCCCGTCCTTTTTGCCGTTAGGCGAGTACATAAACAGGTTGCGGAAGTTGCCTGGACCTTTGGCGCTTTTCATCGCGTTGCGGAGGTTGTTCACATCTTCCTGGTTCTGCGCGGCGTCGGTCATATACATGATGAAGCCAGCATGACTGCCGTTAATGTAATACTTTCGACGGAACAGCGTGGCGGACTCATTGAGCAGGGCGGACGGAATGGCAGAAAGATAGCCGGGCAAGCCGTAGATCTCCTGGTTAATGTCCGGTTCCATCAGATGAAAAATGCTGCCTTTCGTGAACTGATATGGCTGGGTTGTCATACCGTATTGCACAAACCAGTAGGTATCCAGGTCTAACCCGCGTCGGGTGTATTTTGCCAGCGCAGGCTCAAGGGCGATAACTTCACCGAAGCGGTTCGTGCGTTTCTCCAGGTAGGCGTTACCAAAAACCAGATAGTCCTGCACAAAACGCGAAAAAGCCTGCTGGCTGAGCAGCGGGTGAGGGATGTAGGTGCTGGTCAAAATGTTGCATTTCACCGCAATCGGTGAGCTGTGATGCACGGCGGCGCGGAAGGTTCGTGCCAGTCCGTCAAAGCTGACGGGCGGCTCATACCAGCGATCCATCTGTACGCATTCCACATAGTCCAGCAGTTCGCGGCGGTCCAGAACAGGAACGGGATCACCGAAGCTGAATGCTTCGGCTGAAGTCTGGCTTTTATGCTGGTTCTGGTTCGTCGACGCAGCGCGGTTCTTCTTACTCTTTCCCATCAAAAAATCTCCACAATATTGCTGGCATTGGCGGACTCGCCCTGCAGCGGTTCGTTAAACAGTGCGTGCATTGTTGCCCAGGCCAGATCGGCATGGCTGGCTTCTTCGCTGCGGCTGGCTTCATAGGTCGGGCGGTTGCCGCTGGCGGTGGTGGCGCGACGGATTGCCATGAATGACTGCGCAATGTCGGTGTGTCCGGCGTCAAATTCCAGGCGGCGGTGACTGATAATGTCGTAGGCCTTGAGTACCAGGGCGTTTTTAACGTTGGGGTTGTAGACAAACTCCCGGACGGCAGGAAAAAACGCTTTCACGTTCTCGTAAACCCCGTGACCGACGCCGGTCGAGTCGATGCCGATATAGGTCACGTTATACTGTTCGGTCAGTTTTTTGATGGCGTCAGCCTGGGCGCGGAAGTCCATTCCGCGCCACTGGTGACGCTCAAGAATGCGGAACTTACCGCCCGGCACGGCTGGCGGTGCCACCACCACGCATCCGGCGCTGTCGCCGTTCTGCGTACCTTTTGCCGGGTCATAACCGATCCACACTTCGCGCCAGCCAAACGGGCGCAGGGCCAGTGCATGAAAGTCGGTCCAGACTTCCCAACTGTCCACCATGCACGCCTGCAGCTCGCTGAGCGGGAACACGGACGCGAGATCGTCCACGAACTCACACATCAGCAGGTTCTGGTATTCGTCCGGGCTGTATTCCATGCGCAACTGGTCAAGGTCGAACAGGTTACAGCCGCCGCGCACCGCATCTTCTACGGTGACTATCTGGCGGTATTGCCCGTCTGCGCACAGCAGGCCGGGGGCCAGATTGCTGTGGGACAGGTCGATGTCCACCTTGTCGGCTTTGTTGCGTCCACGGTTGAACAGCGCACCGGACCAGAACGGATAAGCACTGTGGGTCAGGCTGGATGGCGTGGAAAAATAGGTTTGTCGCCATTTTTTGTGAATAGCCATACCGGAAGCCACTTTGCGCAGCTCCTGGAATTTCGGTATCCAGAAATATTCATCCAGATACAGGTTGCCGTGGTAACTCTGGGCAGTGCGGGCATTGGTGCCGAGGAAATACAGTGTGGCCCCGTTGGGAAGCACCATCGGATCGCCTTTCAGCTCCACTTCCACTTCTTTGGCGAAGTCGATGATGTACTGCTTAAAGACGTGCGCCTGTGCCTTACTGGCAGAAAGGAAAATCTGGTTACGTCCGGTTAGCAGGGCGTCAATCAGGGCTTCACGGGCAAAATAGAAGGTCGCGCCGATCTGGCGTGACTTCAGCAGGTTGCGGATGCGGTTGGTTTTTCCGGCTTCCCACCAGTGACGCTGGTAGTTGAACATGGAGGAATGGAAGATTTCTTCCAGCTTCTCAATCTGTTCATCGGTGAAAACATTCTTTTCAGGCTGACGGCGCGGGCCTTTGTTGCGGTTGGCGACGTTAGGGTTTAAGTCGGCTTCGTTGCCGCCATTGTTAAACTTGCCGATCCGCGCGTGGCGCTCAGACTGGCGCGCCAGCAGGTCAATCTCTTTGAAATCTTTCCCTTCTTTGTGCTCCTTCATAATGAGCTGGCAGTAGCGTGCGGCAGTGGTGAGCTGCATCTGATCCAGCGGCCCATAGTCACCCCACTTGTCGCGTTTTTTCCAGCTGTGAACGGTTGCAACTTTCTCGCCCAGCATTTCAGCAATGCGGGCTACGCGGTATCCCTGAAAGTACAGCAGCATGGCCTGCCGACGGGGATCGAGATCTGCGGGTGTCAGTGTGGTGTTCATGGCATAAACCTACAGCCTTGAATGACGGCTTTCCCCGCCTGCGGTTTGTGTGGTTGTCGGTACAAATACCGCGCATTGTTTCACTGCCCCCACCACCGCAACCATAAGGCTCCAGTAAGTTTTTTCTAACGGAGCACGGCTCATGACAGTGAAAGCAAAGCGTTTTCGCATCGGGGTGGAAGGTGCCACCACCGACGGACGCGAAATCCAGCGTGAATGGCTGGAACAGATGGCAGCCAGCTACAACCCGGCGGTGTATACCGCGCTGATTAACCTTGAGCACATCAAGTCTTATCTGCCGGACAGCACCTTTAACCGCTACGGCAAGGTGACGGCGCTGTTTGCTGAAGAAATCACGGAAGGTCCGCTGGCAGGCAAGATGGCGCTGTATGCCGACGTTGAGCCAACGGAGTCCCTGGTGGAACTGGTGAAAAAAGGCCAGAAATTATTCACCTCTATGGAAGTCAGCCCGAAGTTCGCTGATACGGGCAAAGCCTACCTGGTCGGCCTGGCTGCCACTGATGACCCTGCCAGTCTGGGTACGGAAATGCTGACATTCAGCGCCAGTGCAGCCCATAACCCACTGGCAAACCGCAAGCAGAATCCTGCCAATCTCTTTACCGCTGCAGAGGAAACGGTGATCGAACTGGAAGAAATCCAGGATGACAAACCGTCCCTGTTTGCCCGTGTCACGGCGCTGTTTACAAAAAAAGAGCAGTCCGACGATGCCCGGTTTTCTGATGTGCATAAGGCCGTGGAACTGGTCGCCACTGAGCAGCAAAACCTGAGTGTGCGCACCGAAAAATCCCTTTCTGAGCAGGAAGAACGTCTGTCTGAGCTGGAGACAGTTCTGCAGGCACAACAGGCCGCCTTTAACGAACTGGTGGACAAGCTGAGCCATGAAGACAGCCGCCAGGACTACCGCCAGCGTGCAACGGGCGGTAACGCCCCCGCTGACACTCTGACCAATTGCTGATGGAGCACAAAACCTGATGAAGAAGAATACCCGCTTTGCTTTTAACGCTTACCTGCAGCAGCTGGCGCGTCTGAACGGTGTGGCAGTTGAAGAACTGTCCAGCAAGTTCACCGTGGAGCCGTCTGTACAGCAGACGCTGGAAGACCAGATCCAGCAGTCCGCCGCTTTCCTGACGCTGATTAACGTCACGCCAGTGACTGAGCAGTCCGGTCAGCTGCTGGGGCTGGGTGTTGGCAGCACCATTGCCGGAACTACTGACACCACCGCGAAAGAGCGTGAACCTGTCGATCCGACGCTGATGGTCGATGTGGAATACAAATGCGAACAGACCAACTTTGACACAGTGCTGACCTACGCGAAGCTGGACCTGTGGGCGAAGTTTCAGGATTTCCAGGTGCGTATCCGTAACGCCATCGTGAAACGTCAGGCACTGGACCGCATCATGATCGGCTTTAACGGCGTGAAGCGTGCGAAAACCTCCAACCGCAGCGAAAACCCGCTGCTGCAGGATGTGAACAAAGGCTGGTTGCAGAAAATCCGTGAGGATGCACCGGATCACGTCATGGGCAGCACCACCACGGGCGGTGAAACCACACCGGGTGCGGTGAAAGTCGGGAAAGGTGGCGAATATGCCAACCTGGACGCCGTGGTGATGGATGCCGTTAACGAGCTTATCGACGTGGTCTATCAGGACGATGACGATCTGGTTGTGATTTGCGGTCGTGAACTGCTGTCTGACAAGTATTTCCCGCTGGTCAACAAAGAGCAGGAAAACAGTGAAAAACTGGCTGCCGATATGATCATCAGTCAGAAACGCATGGGTGGCCTGCAGGCCGTGCGTGCGCCGTTCTTCCCGCCGAATGCGCTGCTGATCACCCGTCTGGATAACCTGTCCATCTACTGGCAGGAAGACACCCGCCGTCGTTCGGTTATCGACAACCCAAAACGTGACCGGATTGAAAATTTTGAATCCGTTAACGAAGCCTATGTGGTTGAGGACTACCGCTGCGCTGCACTGGTGGAAAACATCCAGATTGGCGACTTCAGCGCAGCCGCAGCAGAAGCCGGAGCGTAATCCATGAGCCTGAGTCCCGCACGGCAGCATCGCCTGCGCGTTCAGGCTGAACAGGCCGCCCGCGAGGGCGGCAGTGTTCGCCACGCGTCGGGCTATGACCTGATGCTGCTGCAACTGGCGGAAGACCGCCGTCGTCTCAAGGGCGTTCAGTCCACGGTCAAAAAAGCGGAAATCAAAGTGGAGCTGCTGCCGAAGTACGCCGCCTGGGCGGAGGGTGTCCTGGCTGCCGGAGGCGCTCAACAGGATGACGTGCTGATGTACGTGATGCTGTGGCGCATTGATGCCGGAGATTATGCCGGGGCGCTGGAGATCGGGCGTCATGCCCTGCGTCATGGCTGGGTGATGCCGCTGGGTAATCGCAACGTGCAGACCGTGCTGGCAGAGGAAATGGCAGACGCCGCACAGAGCGCAATGCTTGCCGCCACCGGCTTTGATGTCGATCTGTTGCTGCAGACGCTGGAGCTGACAGACGGTCTGGATATGCCGGACCAGTCACGGGCGCGTCTGCATAAAGCGATTGGCGCGGTCCTGAGTGAAAGCAATCCGGCTTCCGCCCTTAATCATCTCAACCATGCGTTACAGCTCGATCCCCGCTGTGGCGTGAAAAAAGACAAACAGCAGCTGGAGCGCAGACTGCGCAATGACAGCTGCTGACAGAACGTGCCCCCGCGCACGGGCGGCACGGGGTGGCGAAAGGCACTGCTACATCAAAACCCCGTCCACCGCCCTCTATTTCAGGAGAAAGCAGCATGAAGTTTGTTGCGCCAGAACAGGCACCGGAACAGGCGGAAATCATCAGAAATACGCCGTTCTGGCCTGATGTGGACCTGTCGGAGTTTCGCAGTGTCATGCGCACTGACGGCACGGTGACGCAGCCGCGTTTAAAGCAGGTTGCGCTGTCGGCAATTTCGGAGGTCAACGCAGAGCTGTATGAGTTTCGCAGACGCCAGCAGATGCTGGGATATTCCTCGCTGGCAGAGGTTCCGGCTGAACAGCTGGACGGCAAAAGTGAGCGCATTCATCACTATTTCAACGCGGTTTACTGCTGGGCACGCGCCATGCTCAACGAGCGTTATCAGGACTATGACGCCACGGCATCCGGTGTGAAGCGGGGCGAGGAACTGGCGGAAGCAAGCGGTGATTTGTGGCGTGATGCCCGCTGGGCCATCAGCCGGGTGCAGGATGCGCCGCACTGCACAGTGGAGCTTATCTGATGAAAGTGCGTGCGTATCAGTATGACACGGTGGACGCGCTTTGCTGGCGTCATTACGGGCGCACGCAGGGTGTCACGGAGCAGGTACTGAAGGCAAATCCGGGGCTTGCCGAATTTGGCCCTTTTTTACCTCACGGGCTGCAGGTGGAGCTGCCGGACATTCCGACCACCACCACCGTGCAGACCGTCCAGCTATGGGACTGAATTATGACGCTTGAGCGAATCAGCGCCTTTATCACGTATTGCATCGCCGTTGTGCTGGCCTGGCTGGGCGATTTGTCCATCAAGGATGCCTCAACGCTGGGTGGCCTGATGATTGGTGTGCTGATGCTGGCTATCAACTGGTACTACAAACACAAAGCCTACCAGCTTCTGCGCGACGGGCAGATCTCGCGGGAGGACTATGAATCCATCAATCGTTAAACGCTGCCTTGTCGGGGCCGTGCTGGCTATTGCTGCAACGCTGCCGGGGTTTCAGCAACTTCACACCTCCGTGGAGGGGCTGAAACTGATTGCCGATTACGAAGGCTGTCGTCTGCAGCCGTATCAGTGCAGCGCGGGTGTCTGGACCGACGGCATTGGTAATACGTCGGGCGTCATTCCCGGCAAAACTATTACGGAACGACAGGCAGCAGAAGGGCTGATCTCCAACGTGCTGCGTGTGGAGCGGGCGCTGGAAAGGTGTGTGAAGCAACAGCCGCCGCAGAAGGTGTATGACGCTACGGTGTCGTTTGCCTTCAACGTGGGGACGGGCAATGCCTGCAGTTCCACGTTGGTTAAATTGCTCAACCAGCGGCGCTGGGCGGATGCGTGCCGACAGTTGCCGCGCTGGGTGTATGTAAAAGGTGTGTTTAATCAGGGGCTGGATAACCGCCGTGCGCGGGAGATGGCCTGGTGTTTACAGGGAGCAAACTGAAATGAAAAAGAAATTAATCAGCGGACTGTTTCTGATGTTATGGATGGCGCTGTTAATCGCAGCAATGGTGTATCCGCAGGGGATTTTTCCGGTACTGGCAGCGTCCGGCGTTTGGGTAGCCTGTTTGCTGACATGGGCGGTAATTCCGGTAGCACTGGCTGCGTTAATTAAGAATGGCCCGCTCTGGCAGGAGTTAAGGGCATCTTTGCTGAAGACAATTACCCGAAAAGAAAACGTATTTATCAGTTGGGTGATGCGATTGCTGATTGTCGTAAGTCTCGCCTGGACGGGGTGGGCTATTACCCTGGTCTTTTATCTGCTGACCGTTATTGCCTTCTGGATCACCCGTAATCAGATGGCGCAACAGGTAGCAGCATGAACCGGTTGCTGCTGGTTGTGCTGGCGTTATTACTGGCGGCGCTGGGCTGGCAGACGTGGCGGCTGGCTGATGCCAGCCAGACCATTAGCACGCAGGCAGACGAGCTGCAGAGCAAAAGTCAGGCACTGGCAAAGAGCAACAGCCAGCTTATTAGCCTGTCCATTCTGACTGAAACCAATAACCGGGAGCAGGCGCGGCTCTATGCCGAAGCAGAACAGACCAGCGCGCTGCTGAGACAACGACAACACCGGATCGAGGAACTGAAACGTGAGAACGAGGATTTACGCCGCTGGGCTGATACTCCTTTGCCTGCTGACATTATCCGGCTGCGGGAACGTTCGGCACTCACCGGAGGTGCAGCTTATCGTCAGTGGTTGTCCGCGAGTGACACCGTGTCGGCTGGATCAGGCAGCGCCGCGCACTAACGGTGATCTGAACGCGTTGTTGGATGAAACGGAGGCCGCCTGGGCGGTCTGTGCAGACAAAGTGGACATGATTATTGCGTGTCAGGAGCGAAACAGTGAACAAACCACAATCCCTGCGCCACGCCCTCAATAAAGCTGTGCCTTATGTCCGCAATAACCCGGACAAACTGCATCTGTTTGTGGATAACGGTTCGCTGGTTGCCACGGGGGCCAGCTCCATGTCATGGGAGTACCGTTACACCCTGAACGCGGTGATTGAGGATTTCAGCGGCGACCAGAATCTGCTGATGGCCCCGGTTTTGCTGTGGCTGAGGGATAACCAGCCCGATGCAATCAATAACCCGGTGTTACGGGAAAAGTTATTCACCTTTGAGGTGGATATTTTGCGCAACGATGTCTGTGATATCAGCCTTAACCTGCAACTGACGGAACGTGTGCTGGTCAGCACTGACGGCACTGTGTCCAGCGTTGAAGCTGTAGCGGAACCCGATGAACCTGAAGAAATGTGGACGGTGAAACGTGGCTGAACTGCAGAAGGTGGACGACTGGCTGAGTGCTTTGCTGGCGAATCTGGAACCAGCCGCAAGAAGCCGAATGATGCGCCAGCTGGCGCAGGAACTGCGCCGGACACAGCAGCAGAATATCAGGATGCAGCGCAATCCAGATGGCAGCAGTTATGAACCGCGCAGGGTAACAGCACGCAGCAAGAAGGGGCGCATCAAACGTCAGATGTTTGCAAAGCTGCGCACCACCAAATACCTGAAAACCGCCGCCAGCGCCGACTCTGCCAGCGTGCAGTTTGAAGGTAAGGTGCAGCGCATTGCGCGGGTTCACCATTACGGCCTGCGTGATCGCGTCAGTCGCAAAGGACCGGAGATCCGTTACGCAGAGCGCAAATTGTTGGGTTTCAGTTCAGTTTCAATAAACGTAGTCCATGATATTATATATTCGTGGATATCCAATTTAGATTGAAAGTTTGAAATGGCAGATGCTCTGCCATTTTTTTATTTAGATACTGAGATTTTTTTTACATAATAGTATAAATTCACAGTACATGTTATAGATTTTAGTCGCACATCCGTTAGCTTTTTTTATGGTTTCTATCTTTTCAGGGGGGAGGCTCAATAAGGCAATCTCTCTGTCGCTGAGCATTGAAATAAACTCGCTGCTGCCTAAATACCCGGAGTTGCAGGCTAAAAAATAATTAAAGTTAGTTAACTCTTTGTGTAGTTCGTTAGATTTTATTTCTATTTCATTATCATGAAAATGATGTATGGCCTTTCCCCATTCATGGCAGTATGTTGTCATGTCTTTAAGGTTTGAGTCATGAAATCTATTGCCAAAGTCATGGCTTTTTAGAAAGTCTATTGAGTTTGAATCTGGTGGTAATAATTTTATAAACTCTTTATATAGATTAATGTCAGAGTTCCTTTGTCTTTCTTTCTTTTCTCTGTTTTCTTTAATTTTAATACTGTCAAAGAACCATTCTGGCACTTTACTTAATAAGTTATAGGTTAACCCCAAAGCAATTAGAGTGATGGCTACCATCGTGCTTGGATTACCATTATCTATTTTTATTATATCAATATCTGCATTGAATTTTTTATTATATATATCAATTATAAAATTAAGTGCCATGAGATAATATGGAATTGGTAGCGCAATTATGCTTAGCCCAGTTATAACTAAAGCCCAAGTTATTTTATTACTAAACTCAGGAAATATTACATTGATTATTTTTTTAACAATATACTTTTTCATTACTTAACTCCCTGAAAAATATCCTAATTGTGCCATGATTCATACATTTTTATCTACTGGTTGATAATGTGTGGGGGATTTATGTTAGTGACATGAACGCACAGCTAACTGAAATCATGCGCCTTATCACCAACCTGATCCGCACAGGGGTTGTCACCGAAGTAGACAGGGAAAACTGGCTTTGCCGGGTGAAAACGGGCGACCTTGAAACCAACTGGATTAACTGGTTGACGCTGCGTGCCGGGAATGCCCGCACATGGTGGCGACCATCGGAAGGTGAGCAGGTGGTGCTGCTGAGTCTGGGCGGCAATCTGGAAACTGCCTTTGCGCTGCCCGCTGTCTATTCGAATCAGTTCGCACCACCGTCGACGTCGGCAGACGCCTGCGTGACAGAACATCCTGACGGTGGCTGGTTTGAATACGAACCCGCCACCGGGCGCTGGTATGTCAGGGGCATCAAATCAATGGTCATTGAGGCCGCTGACAACATCACCATGAAAACCAGTGAGTTTGTACTGGAGGCTGACCACACGCGCATTAACAGCGAAGTGGTGATCAATGGTGGCGTTACCCAGGGCGGCGGAGCGATGAGTTCTAACGGGATCGTGGTTGATGCGCATCAGCATACTGGCGTCCTGAAAGGCGGCGACACCACCGGAGGCCCGGTATGACGCTTTATATCGGGATGAACAATACCAGCGGTAAAGCCATTACTGATATTGACCATCTGCGCCAGTCGGTGCGGGACATTTTGCTGACGCCGCAGGGTAGCCGCATTGCCCGTCGGGAATATGGTTCCCTGCTGTCGGCACTGATAGACCAGCCACAAAATCCGGCGTTACGCCTGCAGGTCATGTCGGCAGTGTATGTGGCGCTGAGTCGCTGGGAGCCACGGCTGACGCTGGATTCCATCACCATCAACAGCCATTTTGACGGTTCAATGGTGGTGGAGCTGAGTGGGCGGCGTAATAACGGTGTGCCTGTTTCCCTTTCCGTATCAACAGGAGCAGAGAATGGCCGTGATTGACCTTTCGCAGTTACCTGCGCCGCAGATTGTGGATGTGCCGGACTTTGAGACGCTGCTTGCCGAACGCAAGGCCGAATTTGTTGCGCTTCATCCGAAAGATGAGCAGGAAGCAGTGATCCGCACGCTGGAACTGGAATCTGAACCCGTCACCAAATTGTTGCAGGAGAACGCTTACCGTGAGTTGCTTCTGCGCCAGCGTATTAACGAAGCCGCGCAGGCTGTGATGGTGGCTTACGCGATGGGCGGCGATCTTGACCAGCTCGCAGCCAACTACAACGTGAAACGCCTGACGGTGACGCCTGCTGATAATGACGCTGTGCCGCCCGTTGCAGCTGTGATGGAAAGCGATGAAGCGTTACGCCTGCGTGTGCCTGCAGCCTTTGAGGGGCTTTCAGTTGCGGGACCAACTGCCGCTTATGAATTTCATGCCCGAAGCGCCGACGGTCGGGTGGCGGATGCCAGTGCAAACAGTCCGGCGCCTGCAGAGGTAGTGCTGACGGTCCTGAGTCGTGAAGGCGACGGAACAGCAGAAAAAGACCTGCTGGATGTGGTGGAGAAAGCACTGAACAGTGAGAACGTCCGCCCGGTGGCTGACCGTCTGACGGTTCGCAGCGCAGAAATCATCCCGTACCGTGTGGAAGCCACCATTTTTCTTTATCCGGGACCGGAAGCAGAGCCGGTAATGGCAGCGGCAAAAGTCAGCCTGCAGAGGTACATCGCCAGTCAGACGCGGCTCGGTCGGGATATTCGCCGTAGTGCTATTTTTGCCGCGCTGCATGTTGAGGGTGTTCAACGTGTGGAACTGGCTTCTCCGCTGGCGGATGTGGTTCTGAACAAAACGCAGGCGGCATCATGTACGCAGTGGAGCGTGACCAACGGAGGAACGGATGAATAGTCTGCTGCCACCGGGTTCAACTTCACTGGAGCGCCGACTGGCGCAGACCTGTAGCGGGATTTCTGATCTGCAGGTGCCGCTGTGTGACTTGTGGAATCCAACGACCTGTCCGATCAGTTTCCTGCCTTATCTCGCCTGGGCGTTCTCTGTGGATCGCTGGGACGAGGGCTGGACGGAAAGCGTCAAACGACAGGTGGTGAAGGATGCTTTTTATATTCATCAGCATAAAGGAACCACCAGTGCCGTGCGGCGGGTGGTGGAGCCGTTCGGCTTCCTGATCCGCATTATTGAGTGGTGGCAGACCGGAGAGGCACCGGGCACGTTTCGTCTGGATATCGGCGTGCAGGACCAGGGCATCACTGAAGATACCTATCTGGAACTTGAGCGACTGATAAGCGATGCCAAACCATGTAGCCGTCACATGATCGGCATGTCCATCAACCTGCAGACCAGCGGCCCGCATTGGGTGGGAGCCGCCAGCTATCTTGGCGAAGAAATCACGATCTATCCGTATATCAACGAAACAATTATTTCCGGCGGCACCGCGCATGAAGGCGGGGCGGTCCATGTTATTGACACAATGAGAGTGAATCCATGAGCACAAAATTTTATACCCTGCTGACGGATATTGGCGCGGCGAAACTTGCCTGCGCCGCCGCGCTCGGTGTGCCGCTAAAAATTACCCATATGGCGGTGGGCGATGGCGGCGGAGTATTGCCGACGCCGGACGCAAAGCAGACTGCACTGGTAAATGAGAAACGCCGGGCTGCTCTGAATATGCTCTATATCGACCCGCAGAACAGCAGCCAGATTATTGCTGAACAGGTGATCCCTGAAAACGAGGGCGGTTGGTGGATACGTGAAGTGGGCCTGTTTGATGAGTCAGGGGCATTGATTGCCGTGGGGAACTGCCCGGAAAGCTATAAACCGCAACTGGCTGAAGGCAGCGGGCGCACCCAGACCGTGCGCATGGTGCTGATTACCAGCAGCACGGACAATATCACCCTGAAAATCGACCCTGCTGTAGTGCTGGCAACCCGCAAGTATGTGGATGACAAGGCACTGGAGCTGAAGGTGTACGCGGATGATCAGATGGCAAAACATCTTGCCGCACCGGACCCGCATTCACAGTATGCACCCAAAGAAAGTCCGACGTTTACCGGGACACCCAAAGCGCCAACGCCAGCAGCAGGGAATAACACTACGCAGATTGCGACCACCGAGTTTGTTCAGGCGGCTCTGACGGCTCTTATTAATGGTGCGCCAGCCACGCTGGACACGCTGAAAGAAATAGCCGCAGCCATTAACAATGATCCGAAATTCAGTACCACCATTAACAATGCGCTGGCACTGAAAGCGCCGCTGTCGAGTCCGGCACTCACCGGAACGCCAACCGCACCTACTGCGGCACAGTCGGTCAACAATACACAAATTGCCACCACGGCATTTGTGAAATCGGCGATTGCGGCAATGGTGGGTTCTGCACCTGGGGCACTGGATACACTGAACGAACTGGCGGCGGCGCTGGGGAATGACCCGAACTTTGCCACGACAATGCTTAATGCACTGGCAGGTAAACAACCGCTGGACAATACGCTGACTAATTTGAGTGGAAAGGATGTAACTGGTCTTCTCACATACCTTGGTTTGGGAGAAGCGGCAAAACGGAATGTAGGTAACGGGCAAAACCAAATTCCGGATATGGCGGCGTTTGCCAGTTCACTTTCA